GCGAATACACCGCATATAGTGAGAACAAGGGTGAGAAGCTTGCGTTTTGCGTGAATACCACAAAAAAGGGAAATAAACTCATCGATGAAAATACACTCACATTCGTCGCACTACATGAATTGAGTCATATCATGACGGAGAGTGTAGGTCATAAAGACGAGTTTTGGAATAATTTTCGGTTCCTCATCGACGAAGCGCATAAAATCAAGGTGTATCACCCGGAGGATTATAAACTCCGGCCGAAGGAATATTGTGGAATGACGATTAATGATAATCCGCATTTTGACAACTAGCGCGTTCCGCCGCGCGCCACGGGGCCAAAGAGAACCCGATGCGTGCGTGTCTGATGCGACCTCTATGCGATTCCGACGCGTTGGAATCTACCCCGATCCGTGGTACGCGGCGGAACGCGGTGGTACGCGGCGGAACGCGTTCAGACCTCCATTAGTCTCGTCGCATGAAGAAATATCGTATTCGGTGTTCGTCTCTCTTCTATGGCACGAATATCTACTGGTCGCGTAACTTTTGTTACAATCTCTCGGTCCACTTCTTTTATACGATAAACATGATTACTTCGCGGTCCTTCCGCAAAGAAAGAGACAAACGGAGGAATGCCTTTTTCGTCCGTCCAGCACCAAATTGCGCGATGATGTATTTCGCGTTCTCGAAGCGACATCCATTCTTCAATACTATCGTATTGATATGTCAAAGGAAATGCTGCGTCATGTTCATACGTTTCATCGACGAATGTTATAAAAATATCGTCAATCGGGAATAACATACTGCCACTTGTCGGGCATGGCGTAAGAACTTGTTCATAGATCGAAGCACCGCCAATAAACCATACGACGTCATAATTCATCGCGAATTTATGAACATCCGATAATGTTTTTACGAATATCACACCTGGTTTGTGTTCTTCACTTTCAAAATCATGGATTGCTGAAATCACAATATTATCGCGAAACGGAAGAGGTTGATGATCATCCGGTATGCTTTCCCATGTTTTCCGTCCCATAACCACCGCGCTATTATATGGAAATACATCGGAACGCGTCATATGTGAAAAAAACCGGAGATCTCGGTCGATTTTAGGCCAAGGGAGCGTTCCTTGAAAACCAATACCTCCGCCACGACAAAGGGCGGCAATCATTTTGAATACGGTGGGTGATTTGGACATAATAAAAGCGTATAATAATATACCATATATGTATTTATTAGGGTTACGAATAAACGTAATTTTTTAATATTATTATATATAAATGTCTGCTGCTGCTGATTCTGCTGGTGACGGACCGATACCTCCTGGTTCGGTTCTTTCATCTAACCTGGATGAACTAAAACCAAATACACATCTATTTTTCGATGATGACATGAAATATATTGGACCGGTTCAAGCACTAGCGGATGCCAACCCAGGTCTAAACCTTCAAAGTGTATATTGTGAGATACCTGTTGGATTTGTCTTACACAACCAGTCAGGCACCCAACAAATAAATGTAACAGCGTCACAAGGATTTAGACATGCGAAACTAGCTGGATTACCGGATAGTTATTTTAAAAATTGGTTATCCAGTTCAAAAGCTGATTCATCAGTCGGAACCGGTTTAACAGTTGATGTTATACGTGCATTAATTGATCGCGAAACCCACAGTGATAAGAGATGTATGTATTTTTTTGATTTTGATCAAACTCTTACTTATGTAAAAGGTCTCAATTTTGATTTCATTAGGACGTCTATAAAAATAGATGCCGATGTTGAACAATACGCAAAGTATATATTTTCAGACTTTTGTGGTGAAGAACCAAAAGAATTAGGATCCGGACGATTACAATTATTACAAAGACTTTTCAAAATGATTGGACCTGAACGTATTTATATTATTACTTCAAATGAAATAGCATGTCCTAAAATGAGAAAAACAGTGAAAGATCAAACTGGTGAAACAAAAAAAGAGATGGGTAGCAGCAACCCATTTTTGCGTCATTTTATAAGCTTAATCCAGCAATTATTACCAACATTTAACCCTGAACATTTAATTTCAGTATGTACAGAAAACACAACGTCTCACTATAAATCAAAAGAAGAGGCAATAAGATCAATAATCAATCAATTGTCGAAAGGTGGTTCGACTAACCGCAAATATAAATCGTCGTCACATAAAAAGAAATATTCACGTCGTTTATCAAAAAAAACTAAATACGAACGACATAATCGGCGGACCCGGTATAAACATAAATATCGTAAATAGAACAATTTTATAATAAAGTATAATCTTCTTATCATATAATAGTAACATCTGGAATGGAAAACGTCGCATCAGATATTCCTATTTATAAAATTTATCATATACGTTCGCCTGATATTACACCACCATCACGAGTGAATACGACAGAAAGGTCGTCTGAAAGTGGCGCAAGTGCGGGAGAAGCAGCATCGACAACGGCGGCATCCGAACTCTCACCCGAGTATAACGTAATCTACGTATTTTATGGCAACGTGGAATTCATGACAGACGAAGGCGGTATCGTGGATATCAACGACGTTTTTTTACAAGAGCCAGAAAATCCGCACTTTCAAAGAATATTTAGTGATTATGAGTTAAGAGTCATTCATCAAAATCATGTAAAGGTGATCTTTCTTCCGGAGCGAATATATCCAGACGACTCCATCGAAACCATTAAAAAGAAATTTCTCTATCTCACACGCGATAAGGTTGCGCTCTCCTATGCGGAGTTGTATTTCTTTTGTAAGCAGGCAAAACATATTACTACGCAACTTGCGTATGACCAGATTACATCCAACGGAAAATTGGAAATGACGCCAATACGAGTTCAGAACTATTTGTTAAATATTGACAATCTTTCAAAAGAAACAGAACTTGGTGCTCCTGTCGAAAAACTATATAGCTATACAAATATCGCAAATCTGAAATTGGAAGATACTCCTCGTATTGTAAATGTAACATTAGGCCAAAGTTTGAATATTACCGAAACGTATGACTATCCTTATCCGGCGAATCCCTTTGACGCCGAAAATGCTGACTCGTTTTTAGAAATACACGCAAGCGAACTTATAAATACAACAAATAAGATGGTGTTAATCGATTATGGAATATTTATTGAGAACACAATCTACTTGGTTTCGGCAGAAGATGCGCTTATCTACGCAAAAGAAACCGCACTCCGAGAAAGCGCTCTCGGAAAAGAGAAACCATTCGAATTCGGAAAACCGATACACGAGGCGTATATGGTATCGTTATATTATCCTTATCTTTCGTCGTTCCGAGATGACACACCACGAACATCTCTCGAAAAAGGTTCCGCAGAAGCATCCGGAGAGACAGACTTGGCGACAATCCATTCGCATGATACACTCATGCTTCATAAACCGAAACTATTTGATGCCGACAAGAGAATCATCAACGAGAAATTCATGCGCCAAACCGCAAATATTAAGCTTCTATATGACATCTACGAGAGAAGGACGAGCGAACATAATTACATCGATAATGGGATTCGGGGTGTTGAATTCATGATCCATCCAGAAACGCCATATAACCAGTCACTTGATGCGATTTTTAAACTCATCCACTGTTCGGAATCCATTCCATATATCAAACATAACCCAGGCAAAAAACGCGACAATATTTACAAGTTATTTATATCGGGTATTAGTCGAAGTGGGCGTAAAATACCATATCTTCCAAAGAGTGATATTTTTCGTTTAATTAAAACCACATCACGTAAGAAGAGTGTAAGCATCTATATCAACTACATATATTCAAATCCAGATATACCTGACCATAAAGCAACACACTTACAAATACCGGTTCTCTGTGAATTTTATCCGAAAGGGTCCGTCTATGTAAAATTATTCGCGAAATATTCATTCACAACAACCGAAATCGAACAAATCATTATCGCCACAGTGAATCCGGTACTTCGTGTAATAAAAGAGCATGTTGAGCAAGGCGGATTTCAAATGAATCTATTCTCTCGGCTGTATCATCCACAAATCGAAATGATTAACTTGGAACATTTTGCGCAACTACCAATCACACGGAATATCGAAATCAAGCAGATGATCAAATGTATTTCAAGTGCGTTTAATGAAGTGGAAGGTAGTTTAAAAAAAGGTATTGTTCTCCGTTACAAACGAGTAAGTAATTACAACGATATGTCAAGTCAGGACGCATATATTATCGAAATGATGAACAAGCGCCAAAGTGATCGAGATATTCTGGATGGATTGAGAGATAATTATGGGATGGCCGAACCGGAGGCTAGAAGTAAATTATCGGCATTTTTGTCTTCGCTTCAAACCCAACAAATGGCTCGGTTTCGCGGAGGTGCTATACGCATAAAAAATAATCCTGGTTTTCTCACGAAAATAACAAAAGGGGCATTCAATAACATCATTACAATTGAAATTACGAATATTAACAATATATTATACCTTACACCGTTACACGCATATATTGATTCAATCATTCGTATTTATCAGAATCCGAGCACCACACAAATCCCTTATGAAAAAATATCAGAGTTATGTGCGAATACTGCCGCAGCACGAATCCCGCCATTAAGCGCCAAAGCGGTGTCGGCATCATCGGTTGCGGCGTCTGATGAAGCACAACCACCGGCGACCACCGTTGAGAGATTCGCGATAGAATCACAAACACGACCAGCTGGTGATGTCGTTGCAAGTGAGAAAGAAGAGCCGATCGATCTTATGGAAGAAATTGTTCGTGAAATCAAAAAACCAGCATCCGCATCCGCATCCGCATCGGCAGTACCTGAACCTATTTTTGGTTTTGAAATTGAAGCACCAGCTAAACATGAAGACGATGTTGATTTATTCGACTTGTTACAAGATGATGATGACGATGATCCTGGCGATAGTGCGCCAAGTAGCGCACAAGGAGGCGGAGGAGGAGCTGCTGCTGCTTCACGAACATCAAAATCCGCACCATCAGACGCCGCTGCCCAAGGATCCTCTGGTGTTGGTATCGGTGATCCAGAAGAAGATCTTTCTGATATAACTGGAATGGAATTAGCAAATCCGAACCCATTTTCGAAACGAATACAAGAACGTGATCCTGTCATCCATTTAAACGAAGATGTCGGAAAATTCAACGCATATTCACGAAGTTGTCCATGGAATGTACGACGCCAGCCAGTGATATTAACGACCGAAGAGAAAGATCGCATCGACCGCGAGCATCCAGGCTCATACACCCACAGTATTACGTATGGTTCCGAGTCAAGCAAACCGTATCATTATATCTGTCCAAGATACTGGAGTTTGAAGCATAATACAAGTTTGACCGAAGAAGAAGTAAAGTCTGGAAAATATGGAACGGTCATTCCTCAAAAGGCGAAAAAGATACCACCAGGTGCGACCATTTTTGAATTCACAGATGACAAATATCACGTGGACGAAAAAGGCAATTATAAACAACATTATCCTGGTTTTTTGAAGAAAGATGCTCACCCAAAAGGGTTATGCGTTCCATGTTGTTTCGCGCAGTGGGATAAACCAGCGCAAACGGCAAGAAGACAAGAATGTGAAGCAAAACAGTTTGAAACTGTAAAACTAAGCGCGCCAAAATCTAAATCTAAATCCGCAAGTGGAGATACCGTGAAAAGTATTGAACCGGACATATCGGTATCGAGTGCGGCGAATGAGTCAGAACTCGTAGAAGCCGCACCAGCAGAAATCGTTGAAACTCCACGCGCCCAAATGCCGCAGGTATCATTTCAGCAAGAACCCGTAAAAATAAACGAAATGAAAGATGACCGTATTCTGAGTTCGGATAAGTTTCCGCTTGAAAATGGTCGCTTTGGTTATTTACCAACACAACTTCAAAAGTTCCTATTTACAGATAATCGAAACTGTCAAATAAGTCTTAAAAATGCTGCGATAAAAAAAGACACTCCATGTCTTATACGACGCGGTGTTGAAACAAACGAACGGCAATCATTCGTATCCGCGATTGCGTATTATTACAAGGAAAGTATAAACGCCGAAAAACCAACAGCCACATTAGTTGGTGCTGTCGCAGCACCTCTCAGCAGCAGCGTTACTAGTATCGCACCACCACCAGAAAGTAAATCACAACTGAGTGCGTTGGAATCACTTACAATATCGCCAGATTCAACAAAAAACGACATTCTTAAAAAAGTAACGGATACAATACAGAAAAATGCGTCAATTTTATCAAAGCGGCTTGCTGCCGCAGGAGGTGGTGGTGGAGAAGCATCAGCAGTTGCCGCATCTACTCCGTTATCGCAACCGTCATTCACCCCACGTGTTGAAGCAGAATATGGATCAGATGATGAAACACCGGTTGCGATGACGCCGCGTCCCTCATCGTCAGGCAACGCGGCAACGGCATCGACAACGGCATCGGCATCGGCATCAGCAGCGTCATCACGAAGTGAAGCGGTGAGAAGAGATAGCGAATATATTCCGACGATACGAGAGATGCGAACACTCATTATTCAATCTCTGGACGTAGATATGTTTAGAACCTTACAGAATGGAACATTAGTAGATTCATTTTATAACCCGGAGAAAGAACTGCGCGAAGCCGACATAGAGCGCAAGTATTCGACATCTCAAATCTCTCGAACACTCCCAAAGGAAGCATTCGCAAGGATTTGTAACGCGTTTGAAAACTTCATAGCATACCTTGAAGATGATGATTCAGTTATTGATCATACATACCTATGGGATATTGTAACTCGTCCCAACGAGAGATTGTTCAAGCACGGAAACAACATCATACTCCTTCATATCCCAGATGACGATATTACCAATAATGTCCAAGTTATCTGTCCGACAAACGCATATTCCGGTGAAGTGTTCGATATCAATCGTAAGACCATCATTCTTATGAAACGCGATACATACTATGAACCGATTTATTTATTTGAAAGCAAGTCTAATGGTAGATTCAGCGTTCTAGGTAGGTTCTCTTTAAAAAGTAAAACACTTATGCCGAAAATAAAGCATATTATAGAGACAGTTCGTGACTTATATTTTGCGTATTGTCGCCTACACGCAAGTCAGCCACGAGAATTTAAGTATAAGATGAATTTACCTGCGTCGATTGTAGCAAAAATATTGAGAGAAGCCGGATTTACAATACATGCACAAGTGATGAACTATAATGGAAAAGTGATCGGGTTACAAGTATCACAGATTATATCAAATCTGGTAAAGTTAGATCCGTCACAAGTTACAAAGAAAGTCTATGAAAAAACATATTTGAAAGGAGTTATTCCTACCGCAGTTTCAGCACCTCTGGAACATGATACCGGTGCTGGTGTCGCATCTTCGGCATCACTAGACCGTCAATTGATTCCAACAATTCTAATGAATGATGACGAATTATGGACCATGAGTTATGAACAAACAGTTAAATTCTTAAAAGATGTTCAACGACATGTAAAGAAGACTACCAAAAAAGATATATACTGTCTTCCAAAAGTAAAAGTTGTTGAAGAGGGGCTAATCGTCGGTGTCATTACCGAAACAAACCAATTTATTCAAGTGAATGTTGAAAATGACCCTCAAATGAACCAAAACGATGACTTACCAACCATCACAGAAAGTAATCATCTTATTGCGGATCAAGTTATCGAAACTACACCAAAAGATAAGATGGCGGACAAGACGCGCGAGAGATATGTTCGCAATATACGCCTTGAAACAAACTTTTATAATGTGTTTCGAAACACCGCGAGAAATGTATTGAACCGACCCGAAAATAAGGCAATAAAAGATACCATCGAGAAACTAATTAGTTCATCATTTGTTATTTATACAAATAAATTGTCACAAATAATCTCGTTCATGAAAAAGTTAGTATCAAAACATGTTTCATTTATTCGTTATAGTAAAGAAACATTAAAGATGGTCGGTGAAGTATCTGGTTGTATTACAAGTGACGATGAAACATGTGGTAAAAAGAGTTACTGTCTGAAAGAATTTGGTGGAATGTGTAAGCTTTTACTACCTCAACGTAACCTTATGTTTCCAGATATTGATAACGAAGTCGCTTACTTCGGAAAATTGGCGGATGAAATGATCCGTTACGAACGCGTTCGATTATTCATGTTTGAACCGATGAAGTATCCGACATTCCAAGATATAAAATACAACCTTCGAGAGAATGAAATTATACTGTTAGAAACATTTATTACACAAGACTACTTTGAAAATATGGAGCCAGCGGATGCGAACCCATATATACACCAGACCAATTTTTATACGGTTGCGCCAAGTAATGCTGGAAGTCATGGTGTTCAGCATTATGATCCGACATACAATAAAGATTATGTCGATCGATATTTTGAATTAGAAACTGGTGTAAAGCGCGCGGCCAAAGTGAAACCATTAGTGTCGGTAATGGGTAACTTAGATGAGCGTAGACCAGGAGCAGGAGCCGAAGATGAAGAACTCGGAGCAATCGAAGATGATGCGAGTGGTTCTTCCGATATATTGCGTATCAACGAAATCAACCATGTTCTCGATTTCTGTCAAGAAGTTTCAAAGCGTAAAATCACAGTTAAGTTACGTAATACATTTTTTCCGAAGATAAACACCTTTGAAATTCTATTTTCCAACGAACGGAATGAATGTTCATTTGATATCATGCTAACGATACTGCGAACAGTTGCCCAAATTGCTTCGAAATGTCCAAGTGGTCATACGTGTATTCGCAAGACTGGCGAATTTGCGTTAATGAAGGCTTTTACATCAGGAGCAGGAGCTGCGGTGTCCCAAGAACCCGAACCCGAAATGTGTGTCAAATGTCAAACAAATATCGGGTTTGACCAATCAAATTTTGCGTGCCGACAGTGTAACTATTTCATGTGTGATAATTGTCGGTTTCAGCACGTTGACCAATTCGCAAATATGACTGTGTCAGGATTAAAAGACATACTTGTTACAGAATATGCGAAACTTGCGAGTAATGGTTTAGACAAAAAACTCACGATGATACTGAACGGCTATGGTATGAAACAATATGCTGACATCATCAACGAAGGACGGGCTACCTTAGCACAAATTATTCAAAGTGAAAATTACTTTCTTACCAATATCGATGTTTGGCTGTTAGCTGTATATTTTAGGATACCGATGGTCTTTATTTCCCAGACATTATTAAGTGAAAATGGTAAAAATTACATGGTTCTATTTGGAGATGAGATGACCGAAAGCTATTTCTTTATTCAGCCGTTTCAGATTATTCAAGATGTTCCATCTCGGTTTGGATTAATCGAAATTAAACTTGACGAAATGACGTCGATGTTGAAAATTCCGTTGACTTATGTATCGCAGGAGTTACAAGAAAGCATACGAACCGATGATAACACGCGTATTTCACTCGAAGACTACATTCGCGAGTTTAAATTGATGAACATCAAACAAAAAAAGCGAGTATTTACCATGATGAATAAACAAAATAAATAGATGATATATAGGAAATAATGAATCCACAATTCTACGTTACAGCAGATATTGTTAATCGTAATTCACAAGGACAGCAATTACAGCAGTTACAGCAGTTACAGCAATTACAGCAGTTACAGCAGTTACAGAAAGCACAACAAGCACAACAAGCACAACAAGCACAACAAGCACAACAGCAACTCGTTGTAAGCGATGTATTTGAAATACCTGAATATAATGTGCCAGTGCCAGTGCCAGTGCCGGTTCAAGTGCCGGTTCAGGTGCCCGTGAATTTAAATATACCAACGGCACTTACAACAGCCGACAACATGAATTTTATAAAGTCAATCAATCACACAGCAATGACGGATGTTATGAATCAACTCGCAAAACAAAAACAAAAAACACCATCAGTCGGAACAAAACAGTCCGATGTGTCATTACAAGTTCCACAAACCGGACAACAAGTTCAACAACCTCGTGTAGTCAGCGCATCTATGAATGGTGTAATTCAATCAGAACCAACAACTCAAAATGGTGCAGCGGTCTTAGCACAGGTCCCATTATCAGAATCTGGAATACCAGAAACAACCGCGGCATCTGGAACCACTAAGAAAACCGCACAAAAACACATATCTAAACATACATTAAACAAAAAGGTAATCATCGAAGAAGAAGACAAAGATAGTGCGATTGATTATGATGACGATGACACAGAGATAAAAAAAACAAAACTGTCTTTGTTTCAATTCGCAAAAGATATTACATTCAACTTAATTTTTGCGATACCGTTTCTTCAAAAAGCACGTCTTCATGCGATGCTGCGGGATTCAACATTAGCAATCAATCAGATCGAGCGTATTTTTGATGAATTTAAAGATCGTTTCTCTCAATTTGATCTTGAATCCATTAAGAAATATATATGTGAAGATGGCATACGAGATCAACTCAACTTTATACTTGAAACCGGGTTCAATAAAATTTTATCAGATGGCATAATTGATGTGAATGACGCACCACAATTCAACCAACTGGTGTATTATATTATCAAATCATTTAATGACATCAATCAAGGTAAGGTCTATCGATTTTATGTATCACGCGAACATGTTATGCTTCTTCTTCATTTCGTCCTCAAATCAGTATTTTCTCTTACATTAAAGGGGCAAGAAGAACAAATGGCATTAGGATTATTAGATACAAGTTTTAAACTTGTTCAATTAGAAGTATTACCGATTGTATCAAAACGGTGGTATCATCGATTTCGGATATGTAAAACAGCTAAACAAATCGAAGATATCATCGAATAGTATTTAGGAAAATCGGGAGGCAACGAGGGGCGGATATCGGTGCGTTTTTTCACCAAAAAAAAGAACTTAAAGATATTTTCTTTGTATAGTATGAGAATGAGTGTTCTCCTCCTTAGAGATAAGGAGTTTTGTTGTGGTTTACAGAATTCTATTTTTTTCACAAATCAATTTTCGTCACAACATTTTCGACTCAGTATCAAAATGATACACCACCAGTAATGTTGGTTATCATGATATAAGGTCCGCTTTGTGACGATTATCTGCTTAATTTATGTTGATTTGTGAATTGTAGAAATCTGAAAATATTGGTTGTAACTTTATACCGGTGTAGCTCAGCGGCAGAGCGTCTAAAACGTCGTTTGTTACTTTTTTACTACTTCTGTAAGGATTGGCTCTATTTACGAATGAACATCACTATGTGATCGAAAACGTCGTTGGATTCGGCTAAATCTGTAATGAAGTGGTCCGTTCTACGAATGATTATCGCCTTATAAGCGGAAGGTCGTAGGATCGAAACCTACCGCCGGTATTGTCAAGCTGGACGCTATAAACGCAGCATCGTCATTTTATTCTAAGATACATATTCACATGTTACCGATGTGGCGCAGAGGGAGCGCGCGGGGCTCATAACTCCGAGGACATATGATCGAAACATATCATCGGTATTGTCAAGCTGGACGCTATAAACGCAGCAACAATCTAATTTAAACCACTTCCACGGCGGACGTTTTATCGTCTGACATCTACTTTACTCGCGACTCATCATCGTCGGTACGAAAGTCGGATGGTTATCTTCTTTATCATTAAAAGAACGGTGTGGGATCGATACCTACAGGTGGTAATTGTCAAGCTGGACGATATAAACGTAGCAATACCTATTGTTGTACATTTGTTTTACCGATATGGCGCAGGGGCAGCGCGCGGGGCTCATAACTCCGAGGTCACTCGATCGAAACGGGTTGTCGGTATCTTTAAAATTATATAAACACATGTTGTTTACATTATTTATTATACATGATAAAATGGATACGCCATTACAAAGTCGCCGTATCGAACAAATGAAGGAGGTTCAAGCGAAAGGATTAGAGCTTTTTACGCGGAAAAATGCGGATTACGGCGATGCGTTTGCCAAATATGGCGTGATTGGAGTTCTCATGCGGATTGAAGACAAAATACAGCGTTCGATGTCGATCACAAAAAACGGCGTGAATTTAGTCGCGGACGAAGGCATACGAGATACGCTTATTGATTTACACAATTACGCGGCGATGGCGTTGATGTTGCTGGATGAATAAAACCAATATAAAATTCGGTTGAAATAACTTAAACACATTTTACGTTGGTTATGTGGGTGGGTCTGCTGTCGTATTCACACTTATTACGCTCTTTTAGCTCAGTTTGGTTAGAGCACGGGTCTTATGAGCCCGGGGTCACGGGTTCGAGCCCCGTAAAGAGCATTTTTACTGTTGTTTTATACATTAAAATTAAAATACTAATATTATATATAATGTCGAAGTCCCGTCAAAGTCAATCCGGTGCCAGTCGCCGTCGCCCCCGTAAGTCATCGATAACGCCACGCCGCCGCAAATCTGCTTCTAATGTTGCCCGTCGCACTCGCCGCGGCCGCCGCCATCTCCAAACCGGTGGATGAGGCCAGGCCCCTCCTGTTGCGAATTAACTAATTAAATATACAAAGATGAATCATTATAGGTATTGTTGTGAAGACACATTTATAAACCATACCAAAGGCGAAATGTGAATCTGATTTGATACATTATAACGGTTCAAACATTCCTTTGAATGTTCTTTGAATATTTAGTATTACTATATTATAACAGAGTTATAATAACAGAGTTATAATACAGTAAATATGGTCAAAGCGACGGCGCCGATGTCAGTTCGTAATGACAATAATCAAACCAGTAAAAACAATAAAATCCCGAAAAAAGGTATCAGTGCTAAGACGGTAAGCACGACAATACGTAAAAAAGAGAGAGAAAATAAACCTAAAAAGGATAATGGAGAAGGACTTGATGAAAAAGGTAATCCATACCCGATCAAAAATCCCGAAGGCGGTGACCCCACATGTCCTGGTGGGTATAAAATCGATTATGACTTTGATCCATTTAATGATCCGATCAACCCGCCATTTCGATGTATATCCGCACTGAAAGATATGAATAACGGACCAACCAGAAATATCATGAAGAAATTAAATAATCCATCCAGTAATGTCACAAATCTCATAGTGAATGCACCAGCTGCTGGCGGTAGTAGCACTAAGCGACACATCCACAACCGCCATCGTCATTACCGCCGTAGTGCTGGTCGCAGACGGTATAGTATCGGTCATAGGCGTAAATTCACACAACGACGTAAAAAATAATAATAATATTATTGTTATTATTATTGTTATTATTATTGTTATTATTATTGTTATTATTATTGTTATTATTATTGTTATTATTATTATTGTTATTGTTATCGGTATTATTATGACGACTCCGCCGCCATTTACTCCATATTAAAATCCAATATCATAATCATCATCCACCTTACCAAGCCGCACCTTCTTGACATTATCCACACACGACTGAATCGCCAATTTCGGAATACCGCACTTATCTGTATCTAAGCCAACTGATGAATTCGCCTTGAACGCTTCGTCGATCTCTTCATTCGTGTCTGTATGACGATATTCTACCGCTTCCTGTTTCATCATCTCGTCGATATTCACGAGGACCTGAAATGCGCTTGTCCCATAGTATCCTTCTTGACCGCACATTACATTCGCTGAAATACCGCGCATCGGGTCCAATTCAGCATGACGTGCTGCTTTCAAGAACATCTCCGGCGTTTCTTCAAATGATGCTTTCGCA